GAGTATAATATAGCTACAGCATTGCTAGGAAAAGGGCAGTATAAAAAGGCTTTAGCAATCTTCAAGAAGTGTATTTTAACTAAAGAAGTATATGTAAATATGGGTAACTGCTATAGAGCTCTAGGAGATGTAAATAAGGCTAGGGACTGTTATAGAGCTGCACTAGACGAGAGTACACTAGCTTTAGATAATGATGTAGTTCGACATGCTTTAAATAATCTAGGTTTATCTTATTACGCAGCAGGTGATGATAAACAGGCTATTCACTATTATACTAAAGCAATTAAACTAAAAGAGGATTTCTGGGAAGCTTGGTGGAATTTATCAACCGCTACTTTACGTCAGGCTAGCAGCGGAGAGCTGTCAAAATTTTCTAGTGGTTGGGAGATGTATGATGCTAGATTTTTAAAAAATCCCCCGGTAAAACTAAAGAATAATAAAGAAAATCTAGTATATTGGGATACCGTTTCTAGTGGAGAGTCAATCTGTATCCTAGCAGAGCAGGGCATTGGTGATAATATAATGTGGGGTAGATACCTTAGTCAGTTACCATTTAATAAGGTATATGTACAGTGTGACCCTTCTCTGAATGATATATTTAAAGATTTTAACTGTGTAACAGATGCTACAGAATGTGATGCTACAGTAGCTTATCCCATGTGCAGTCTAGCTAAGTGTTTTAATTCTGGAGTTCCAATAGATGGTAAGTGGTTACAAAATTCCTTTAAAGCCCGGCAGTTTCCTGATGACAAGTTTAATATCGGCATTGTTTGGTCTGGTTCTAGTACTCATGCTAATGACAATAATCGCAGTGTTAGCATTGGTAGGTTCAGTAGGTTTTCTAAGCTTGCTAATCTATATAGTCTTTCTCCAGGTTTTAAAAGCACTAAGTATGTTAGCTCATTGGGGATTAACTCGTGGACTGATACGGCGGAATGCATTAATGGACTTGATCTTGTAATAGGTGTAGATACTTCAGTAATGCATTTATGCGGTTCTCTAGGACGTCCTGGCTGGTTATTACAACCATTAGCTGAGACAGATTTTAGGTGGGGTAATGGAGTGGAGAAATCAGTTTGGTACGATACTATAGAAGTATTTAATAATCCAGGCTCTTGGGAAGAAACGTTTGATTCTGTTGAAGTAGCTCTACGGGAAAAATTATATGAGAAGTGTTAATGGACGTTGGGGAACTACCTGGTTCTATGGTAAGGATGAGTATGTTGGTAGAAGCTTATACCACTATGGAGAGTATAACCCAGATGAAACAGAAATGATTCTATCTCTAGCAGTACCTGGCAAGCTATGCCTAGATATAGGAGCTAACTTTGGCGTCATTGGACAAGCTCTAGAGTATTCTGGTTTCGAAGTCGTATCCTTCGAACCACAGCCAGATGTATATGATATTCTAGCTAAGAATGTTAAAGGAGAAAAGCATAATTGTGCTCTAGGGGATACTAAGGGCTTTGATATAATGCCTAAGATCTACCCTGGCTCTAAAGCTAATTACGGTGGTATGGGTATCGGATACAGATCTAATATAGGGTATATTAGAGTACCAGTAAAGACTTTAGATAGCTTCAATTTTAAGAATGTTGGATTCATAAAAATTGATGTAGAAGGCTTTGAAGAAAAAGTACTAGTTGGTGGTAGAAATACTATTCTAGAAAATAGACCTATCATGTATATTGAGGATGATAGGGTAGGCAAGTCAGCTGATCTAAGGAAGTATATTAGCTCGTTGGGGTATAGTATTAGAGAGCATAAGCCCGCACTGTATAGAGAAGATAACTATTTTGGATTGAAGCGAAATGTATGGGATAGACAATACGCTTCACATAACTTGATATGTTATTAATTAGCAGAAATGATATTACTGGAGATAAATTAACTGATTTCGGCTCTGCTAGAGGTATCAAATTACCCATAGCTAACTATTTAAAACTATTACCTGCTCCAGTTGGCTCTGGAAGTGTTTTTGATAATTTAAATAAGCCCCAGGTTGCGTTAATTAACGCGGTAAACTCTCCTAACTATAGATTTATATGCGCAGCACTTTCTAGGCGTCTTGGTAAAACATTCATAGCTAATATTATCGGGCAGTTAGTAATGTTAGTACCTAACTGTAATGTACTAGTTATGGCCCCTAACTATTCTCTATCTCAGATTAGTTTTGAGCTACAGCGTAAATTGATTAGTACATTTGATATTGAGATTGCTAAAGATAACCTAAAGGATCGAGTTATTGAATTATCAAACGGATCCACTGTTAGAATTGGTTCTATAAGTCAAGTGGATAGTTGCGTTGGTAGGTCTTACGATCTTATCATATTTGACGAAGCTGCTCTATCTAAAGAAGGTGAGCCCGCTTTTAATATCAGCCTTAGACCTACTCTAGATCGTCCCGGCTCTAAAGCTATATTTATCTCCACTCCTAGAGGCAAGCGAAATTGGTTCAGTAGGTTTTATTCTAGAGGTTTTACAGAGGAGTATCCTGAATGGTGCTCTATTAATGCAGATTATCTTGAGAATCCTAGAATAACTGCAGCAGATATTGCCGAGGCTAGAGCATCTATGAGTGCTGCTGAATTTGAGCAGGAATACTGTGCTTCATTCAATAGCTATGAGGGTCAGATTTTCGCAGTTACTCAAGAGAATATAATAGATCAGCTGCCTGAAGGTAAGTACGAGATATTAGCAGGTCTAGACCCAGGCTATAGGGATCCTACTGCTTTTGTAGTTATTGCATACAATATTGAGACAGAACAGTTCTTCGTTATAGATGACTACTTGGAAGCTGAAAAAACTACTGCCAAGCACGCAGAAGCAATACAGCATCTGATCGATCTGCATCAGGTTGACTCAATCTTTATCGACTCCGCCGCAGCTCAAATGGCTGGCGATTTAGCCTATATGTACAATATTGCCACAATTAAAGCCAAGAAGTCAGTTCTAGAGGGAATAGCTTATATACAAACTTTAATTGAACAGGATAGATTTAAAGTTCTTAGACATTGTACACATACTTTAAATGCTTTGGATAGTTATCAGTGGGATACTAAAGAGAGTTTAACTAAAGAAAAGCCTGTACATAATGATGCCTCTCATATAGCTGATGCACTACGATATGCATTATATAGCTTCACTGGCTAGAAGTATTTTAAGTGTTAGTATAGCAGATAAAAAATTATCCTTGACTATGTATACCTCCAATGATATAATGCACTATAAACTAAAAAATGAGCATTTCTTAAATGTCTAATAATAATGGTAAAACTAGAAATCCAGTAAAATGGATTAGAGATAAAGCCAAATCTGCATATGAAAAAGGCACTGAGTGCTATATTTGCGGAGCCACTGAGGAATTAGAATTGCATCATACTAGTTCTTTAGCATTACTATTTACTAATTGGGCGAAAGAGAACGAGTATAGTATTACTAGTGATGCGGATATTTTAAAGTATAGGGATGCTTTTATTTCGGAGTTTCATTCAGAGATATATGAGCAAGTGTATACTTTATGTGCCAAACATCATTTAATGCTACATAAAGTTTATGGCATCTCACCTCCTCTAGCATACACTAATAAGCAGGTACAGTGGATTGATAGACAAAAAGCTAAGAAAAATAGCCCTAGTATAATAAAGCAGAAAACCACTTTTAGTGGTTTATATTAAGGAATAATATGGGATGGGTTAATAAAGTATTACAAGGCTGGGCTACTAAGCTAAACCCTGCTCAGGAAAGCATATCCCAGAGAGAGAGTAGTGCATCTAGTACTGCCTCTGAGGTAGGATACTCGCAAGCGTTCAATCAGATTGAGGCTGTTAATCGTGGCGTAAATATGATAGTTAGCGCATGTAGCGGACTAGACTATGATATAAAAGACAAGGTATTAGATAATACTCCATATAAAATTAAACAGAAGGCTCTAGTTAACCTTATTAACTTTAGGCCAAACCCCTACCAATCTGTACAAGAATTTAGAACCCATATCTTTACCGATTATATTTTAGAAGGTAATATATTTATATATTTTGATGGTGCTTATATGTACCATTTACCTGCCATAAATATGGAAGTAATATCTCATCCAAAGACCTTTGTTGATAGCTATATGTATAATAGCACAACTAGGTTTCTACCAGATGAGATTATTCATATTAAGGATATTAGTAGTAGTTCAGTATTTCGTGGGGATAGTAGATTACGAGCAGCTGATAAGAGTATAAAGTTACTAAACTCTATGAAAGAGTTTCAGACTAACTTCTTTAATAATGGAGCAATAGCTGGAATAGTTATTGAAACAGATAATACTCTTAGCCAAGTTGCTAAAGAGCGTACTATACAAAACTGGGTAACAAAGTATAGTGTTAAGAAGGGTGCTAGAAGCCCAATGATCTTAGATAGTGGTCTTAAACTTAAAAGTATTGGGGATACTAATTTTAAGGATATGGACTTCGATTCCTCTATCAAGACCCACGATATAAAGATACTTTTAGCGTTAGGTGTTCCAGAAGTACTTGTGTACGGTGGAAATAATGCTAATATAACCCCAAATCTTAGACTATTTTACTTAGAAACTATACTGCCTATTGTAAAGAAGTATATCTCTGCGCTAGAGAGATACTTCGGATACGATATTGAAACTATTATAACTAACGTAAATGCTCTACAACCAGACCTAAAAGATATAGCAAGCTATCACACTTCGTTAGTTAATGGCGGAATCATAACACCTAATGAGGCTAGAGTAGAGCTTAGATTTGACAAACTAGATAATTTAGATAGCATTAGGGTACCAGCTAATATAGCAGGTAGTGCTGTAAATCCCGATGTAGGAGGTGCACCTACTAAACCTAAAGAAGATGCACAATAGGGAGTTTTATGAAAAATAAAGTTTTATACATTACGCAGAGTTTTAGTAAGGCAGCACCTATAATAGAGGATACGTTAGAATCCATAAATATAGAAGGATATGCAAATACTACTACCGTAGATAGATCTAGAGATGTCATCCCGATAACAGCTTGGGATAAGGCTCTAGATAACTATTTAAAAAATCCAATAATCCTAGCATATCATCAGCCAGATCAACCTATTGGCAAGATGCTAGAACATCGAATAGATGAAAAAGGCTTATGGATTAAAGCAAGAATTTCTAGTGCTGCAGAAGATGTCTATAACTTAGTAAAGGATGAAGTACTATCAGCATTTAGCGTCGGCTTTTATATTAAAGATGCCATCTATGATGCAGTAACTGATCTATTTATTATTAAAGATCTAGAGTTACTAGAAATATCCGTAGTATCTGTACCATGTAATCAAGATAGTACTTTTAGCTTATCAAAGTCATTTGACAATGATAAAGAGTATAGTGCATTTAAGAGTCAGTTTGCAGCAAAGGCAGAGCAAACTAAAGAGTTAAGCATGCCTGACGCAGCAAGTATTAATTTTAA